CATTCGCGGGTATATAACGCAAATCACTGTCTGACTTGCGTGTATCTGGATCAATGTAAAACAATTCTCTTAATATCATATTGATATTTATGCCATTGGCGGCGGAGCCACTGGTGCTGCCGCTGGTGCTGTTCCTGCCGCAGGTGCGCCCGGTTCTGTACCTTCCATGCCTTCAGGAGCATCCATATCAGCTGACATGCCAAGATCGCCTTCAATACCGCTAGCAGATAAGCCTGCTGAACGTAATTCACCAGCACTGTCAGTGGCAGTAGCTTCGCCTTTGCCGTTTTCTTCGGCCCATGAACGTTCGTTTTCTGCAATCTCTTCGTCTGTTAGACCTAAGAATCGTTTTAATGCAAAGCGTTTTGACACAAACGGTATTGCTTGTATAGTGTTAAATGTATTGATACGTTCAGCATCAATGCTGGCCTGCTTGCTACTTGCAAAGTTAAGTGGTGGATTAAACTTTAATTCAAAAATGTTTGAATCAATGTTAGTGCCGTGTTCGTGTAAGAACAACTTAAACTCTTCATCAAACACTGCTGTTACTAGACTTTGTAAGCGTTCGCAGTACTTGTTAAAGCGTAATTCTTGGATATATGCTGTACCCACGCGGCCATCATTGAAGTTTGATTGGCTATCTTCAGCACCGGTAGGCAAATAACTACTAGGAATACGTAGGCCGCGGAATAATTTATTAGTAAAATACTTTAAGTCATCAATCTCGCCAATGTTTTTACCGCCTTCTAACATCTTAACATCAGAACCTTTACCGTCTGCTGTCTTGGGAAAGAAGTAATCTTCATTGATCGACAAGGGGTTGTACGCTGAATCAATGACATTTTGGCCGCCACCTGTCTGGCTAGGTATACGTCTTTGATGTATTTCGTTCTTAACTCGCTCAACAAAGGCCATGGCCAAGTGACTTGGCATGTTGCCCACGTCAATATGGAACACTCTGCGCTCTGGAGCACGTTGTATACGATAGATTAATATGGCATCTTCTAGTAATTCTTTCTGTTTGTATACTTTATAGATGTTTTCCAACAAGCTATTACCAAACGGGAAGTTATTATCCAAGCCTTCTGATAGACTTAGATGTACAATGTGCTTGGCATCAATGGCACTCTCACGTTGATTTAATCCAAAACGTCCACTTGGACTAGCAATAGGATATGCGCCACCACCTTGTGATCCCATATATCCACCACTTGGCTGTGTTGCATTGCCGCCTGCACGTGGAGTTAGGTTAGGAACGATCTGTGTAGCAACTAAACTTTCAAAATTAGGTGCTAGATCTTTAACGATATACTGTTCAGGTGCTTTACCTTCGCTTTCATTTACAATGATCTTAATAACTTGACTAGGATCTATGTAATGCCACTTGTAAGTTTCAGGGTCACGGATAAAAAATGCATCACCGTACTTGAATGTGTTACGCATAATACGGAAACTGCGTGTGTCAAACTTTTGTAGTTTATTCCATTGCTGTAGATATTCACCTAATATCTTAACTTCACTGTTGGTACCTTTGTGGCGCCAGTTAACTGCGAATGGACTCTTGCCATCCTTTAACTTTTGTGTACAAAATTCAGCTAGAATGTCTAGAGCCGCATTAACTTCTGGGTCGCTATCCATTACATCATACTGCTGATAACGATCTAAACGATTAGGTGTTCCTGAATATACATCGGGCAAATAACTAGAATAGTTACTACGTGCAGGACCCGGACGGGTTCCGTTTGAAAAACCGTCAGATGTGCTTAATGACGAGCCTGTTGGTACTGGTGAAAAATATTTTTTCCAACTCATTAGTTATTATCCTTTAGACTGCAAATCTATTGCCTGTCAATTTTCCGCTCATATCAGCTGTTTCTCTGGTGCTATCTTTCATATCAGCAGTGTGCGAGACCATTAGTTCTATATTACTATTTAACTGTTGTAAGCTGTCGTTGAGGTCTTTTAGAGTAATACCACTAGAATCAGCAACTGTATCACCGGTAGATTTACTTGTTTCTTCTTCTGCTACTTCAGCAGTGTCTTCAGCCTGCGGTTTAATGCTAGATAATGCTCCACCAAGATCAGATTTTGGTTTAAGATCACTGACCATTCCAAACAAACTAGTTAAGTCTGCATTTTCTGATGGGTTTAAAACTCTTTCACCTTTATGTAGTAACGCAATTACATCTTTTGGTTCAAACAACGAACCAGTTTTTCCTACTGTTCCCATATCTCGAAGTACCGGCTCAACTCTAGTGTTGGGTGGACCAGGTTGTCTTGGAGTTTCTCGTACTGGCTCAGTTCTAGTGTTAGGTGGTCCAGGTGGAGTTACCGGCGTGTCAATCGTTGGCAACTTGGCAGCATTTCGAATACCGTCAATAAATGTTTGTGCTATTCCGGGATTTTTTTGAAGTTGTTCATTAAGTTTACCCATTGCAGTTGCGGCGCCCTGTGCCGCACTAATATTACCTTCTAATATCGCACCTTGTAATCGCATGGCTTCAGTGGGATTAGCACCAGACTGTTGCAGTCCTCCTTGGAGATTACCTACTTGTGTTCTAATCGCTCCAGTGGCACCGTCCGGTGACATGCCAGTATTTCTATTATAGTCATAACCGGCAGCTTCTCTATTCTGTTCATATCCTCTTTTAAATCCTCCTAGCAGTGCACCTTCTTCAGGAAAAGCATTAGCCATAATGGCCATTCTAGCAACACGAGGATCTCGTTGACGCTCATTTGCAGATGCTTTAGCTTTTTCAACTGCGGCTTCTGCTTCTGCCCTTGCATTTTCAGTTGTGGCACCTTTTAATCGTATCATAGCATCGCGCAAATCTTTGGCTGCTGGGCCTAATGCCAGTTGTTTTGCCTGCGCTTCTGGACTAATTGCCGCCCCAAACTGTACATATTCTTTAGCAAGCTTCTGATAGTCTTCGCCCATACCAGCCATACTAGCTTGAGCTTTAATGTATGCCTGTCGTTGTTGATTTGTACTTAATAATGCCAGCGTTGCCTGTTGGTCACCTTCGGCTAGTCTTTTAGCGTTTTGCTCTGCTATTACTTCTCTGCTTTCGCCTGTTCGTTTAGCAACTCCGTCAATTTCTGTTGCAAGTTTTTGTGCGGCCATAACAGCTTGATTCCGGCCTTCGGGTGTTGCTACATTAGTTGTTTGGCGCTGTTGACTTTGTATCAAGGCACGAGCTAAGGCATCAGGAGTTGTAGCACCTGCCGCAATCGCTTCTTTGTTTTTTTCAACTAATTGCTGTAATGTTTTATAAAGATTGTCAGTTCTATCATTTTGTATACCACCTGCACCGGTTAATCCGGTTTGATTTTGTGACATCATTTTTTGGAAATCTGCGTAACTTACCTTTCCAGCGTTTAATTCCTGTTGGCCTTGTTTTAATATATCAGTGTCTTTACCAGTTGATGTAGCCGGAAGATTAGCTTGCGATCGTTGCGCAATTAAATCAACTGACAGTTGGGCTCCTGGAATTTTACTAATCTGTGCCAGTGTTTTAAGAGCATCCAATACAGGGTCTTTGCTGTCGCCGATTGCTTTGAATACACTAACAACTCCGCCACCATTGGCAGCAATTTGTCCTAGAACTGTTCCAGCTTTTTCATATACTGCAGGATCGAACCCAACAGCAGTTCCACCGCCGGCATTGCCTGTTCCGCCGCTAGCGCCACCGCCGATAGTACTGCCATCTCCACCTAGCTTATTAAGAAGATTAGTTAGAGTAGTATCGAGTTTTGTAAGTATTTCGTTAAGGTCTGCCATTTAAAAAATCCTAGAAATATGCGCATATAAATAGTACATACATATATTTATCAGGAGTATAATATGGCAATAAATCCGTTACAGCAGTATTTTAGACAACCAAAAATTTATGTTAGTTTACCTAGCAAAGGCGCATTCATGCCGACAGGGACCGTTATGGGAGATCTATCCAGCGTAGCTGTACAAGGCATGACTGGTATGGATGAGATTATACTTAAAACACCTGATGCATTATTCAGCGGAGAAGCATCTATTAAAATGCTACAAAGCTGTTGTCCTAGTATTAAAAATGCATGGGATTTATCAGTATTAGATACTGACATGTTGTTTGTAGCTGTGAGAATTGCCACCTATGGTAACAGCATGCCAGTGCATCATCAATGTCCGCAATGCGAAAGTGTCAATGACTACAGTTTAGATCTCAATGTTATTGTGGAACATTTTAACAAATGTGAATACGACAACACTATACACTATCAAGATTTGACCATTAGAATTAAGCCATTAAGCTATCGTCAACAGACTGACTACAACATGCAGATTTATGACTTACAAAAACAAGTTAGACAAGCAAACGATCTAACAGATGATGACGAGAAGCAAAAGATTCTTAATGCACTGTGGGAAACGTTGGCAAAATTACAACTAGAAGTCAATGCCAACAGCGTTGATGCTATTGAAACTCCTTCGTCAACAGTATCTGAACGTGGATTTATTTTGGAATTTCTAGCCAATGCTGACAAAGAGTTAATAAATGCAATTAACAAACATATTGATCACACTCGATCGCAGTGGGAAATTCCAAAATTTCCAGTAGTGTGTACCAATGAAGAATGTAAAGCAGAATCCATGTTGTCAATTGAGCTAGACAGTTCAACTTTTTTCGCATAAGCCTAATTAAACTTACCACCTCTGAAATACAAGAAGAGTTAGTTAGGCTAGACGAAGAAGTAAAAGAATTTAAACAAGATATATTTAGAATTGCATGGTACATGCGAGGTGGTGTAACAGTAAACGATCTACTGTATACCTATAGCTACGAAGATCGTACGTTTATCTACACAATTATTAAAGAAAATATTGAAGCAACTAAAGCAACGGGCATTGCTTTAATTTAATAACTTACTTTGGCAATGCGTATCCGTCGTTAGTTACCCATTCGCCATCAACATCTGAAAAATCAGAAGTCTTATAAGTCTTGCCACCAATGGTTACTGTAGGCGCACCAGTAGCTTTTGCATTTGTAACTGCTCGGCCTCGACCAGCGCGAGTGTCGTTGAACACATCCTGAGATGTGACTTTAGGGGGTTCTGGTTCTTTTTTGTCTTTAGGAGTAACAACAGCCCCGCCTGTTGAATCAGTTTTATCAACAGGCGATTTTGGTGGATTACCTGTTTGTGACGGATCCTGTTGCATTGGATTAGCGGCATCAACATTTGATGTAGGATCTGCTTCTTTAGTTCGCGGAGGTATTGCGTTACCAGACACACCTAAAATATTCTTGATGAGATTAGCAATCATCAATAGTGCTCCTTGGTGTAGTACTGTTGAGTCAAATGCTACTCCTATGGCTTTTTTAGCTGCCTCAGGAACAGTTTCTAGTAAATTACCCATCATAACTGTTTTAAATGCTTCGTTCATGTCGTCTGAAGACATTTTGTGGACAAAGATTAATTGTCCACCTTTGTTTAAAAGAGCAGTAGCACCGAGTGCAGCCATACCTAGTGTTTTTTTAATTGCTCCAGTATTCTTATCCATAGCATCTAACCATTTGGCAAAGTCGGTAATCCATTTTGTCCTTCCAACCGCTGAAATTAGTTTTCCGGACACTATAATAGACCCACCGAATGCACCCATCTTCTGCCAAAGGGTTTGACTGTTCATACCTCGACGCCAATCTTCCCAACACTGTATTCTACCAACTTCGTTGTCATATGAATACGGAGTATCAGTTTTAATTGCCCCCATTTGCCATTGAGTAGCGTATTTCGCATCGCTAGTTACTGCAACACCAGGAGTAGTAACTGGAGGAAAGTACGGTGCATCACTTTCTGGGATTCTTCCCAGTCTAGCTTGGGCTTCGATTGTTGAATCTTCTTGACCCCATTCGGCTAGTATTAATGCAAACTGTGCGCCGAGGAAAAACTTGTATGTAGTACTAATCCACTTGATTCGTTCAGATACACGTTTTCTAATTAGTTCATTTTCTTCTATGTTCTTTGCAGTTGTAGAAATAGATCCAGCCGCTGGACTAGAACTAGGTTCATTTTTAGCTTTGCCTGCTTCTTTACCAGCTTGGGCGCCATCTTTAAGATATTGCGCTTTTTTAATCTGAGCTAGTTTAGTTGTTAGCTCAATAAATTCTGGATCTTTAGCAAATGATGATCCAGCATACTCTTTCTGCTTTAATATCAAACGCTCTAACGGAATAGGAGATTGTCCTGCTAGTTCACGTTCAGCTAGATATTTGCCGTATTTTTCAGAAAGTTCCTTACATGCAGTTTGTTTAGCCAGGTCCTTAGCGTATTTTTTCTCTATTTCTGCAATCAGCTTTGCGGCAGCTCGTCTCGCTAAGTAATCTTCAATTGGTTGTGTAAACCATTTAGACCATGCTCCTTCAGTAAGGGCTTTGTCTTCAGAGATAATGTCAAGGATTTTCATATGTGGTATTTATTGATTGTGATAATCTATATAAAGTATTTATCGAGAAGAACTACGTTCTTCTGTGTTTTTCGCTTGTCGCTCAAACACATTTATCTCTTTAGTTGAAGTATAATCAAGTGCGAAGCACTTAGATATTATCTAGATTGTTCAGTCACACTTTGCCCTGGCCGGGCAAAGAAATGGACATTATCTGAGTTGCACAATCCACTTAGCGTTACTGCATTACAGTGGCGGTCATCCGGTACCACGAGCAGAGTCTTTATATATGACGGCGGGCTTAACAAATACGCTAACACTTATTAAACCGTGGGTTTTTCACCCTCTTTAGCCTTGAAATGGGGTTCTTACATAAACTAAATGAGTTATAAGGCATATCTCATCATCATCCCTGCGGGTAGTAGTTTACTGGTCTGTCGCCAAGCAGATACACCTTACCGTCACACATCAGAACGGATTTCGGGCACAATGTCAACGCCTGTGCGGGCTTATTTGGCGATTAAAAGGCCTGAATTATTGAAGTTTCTTAATATGCGAACCATGTACACGTACTTGAATATGACCGTTATAATAGTCATTTGATTCTAATACACGCCTGCTAAATTGTTCGCGAGCCTCTATGTATGAGCATTCTGATTTGGACGTACAGTAAAACAGTATTTCTCTAGTGAAGTTTGCTGTGCCTAATTGTGTGACATCTTCGGTCAATGCTGGTGACGATCCATAATAGTCGCGCCAGTCGCTGTCGATTTTGCCACGGATTCGCTTTTTCTTTTTAGTGCCGTTCTTGAGTTTTACTGTTTTATAAGTTGTTTTTGAGAATTTAGCTAGTTTTTTGCCTATGTACTTACGACCTGTGAGTGTATTTGTTATTAGATAAACAAACCCGATACATTCTTCGGGCAACACTTCTACTAGTTGATCTTGATAAGTCCATGACATCAACTAGTTAGTTGTTTATTCGCCTTGATCCTTGCCTTTTTGAGCGGCTCTACGAACTTTACGCTCGTCCAGTTTCGCCCGTTTTTCTATTTGCCATACTCTAATTGCCTTGCGCCTTGCGCTACATGCCGTGCGAATATCACTAAGCAGATGCCTAGTGCGAATACTACTAGCATATGTGGCTTCATTCATCCACTGCTGGTTGCTTTCAAAATATTCACGCAACAACTTCATCAGTTGTGCATGTAGCTCTTCATCTTGGTGCATCTTTTCCCTTGATGGTTTCGAGAAACTTAAAGTGCTCGTGACGTTTTACATAATCCGCTTCAGGATCAAACGCCTTACACTGCTCTAATGCTTCTTCAGTCATCCATTTTATTTCATATAAGTCTTGCTTACAACTCCATTGGTACGCAGGATTCCGATTGGTATTACGGCATTCCTGCACCATACGTTTAAGCATGGCCCTGACAGAGTTAACACTACGTTCTTCCATCATTTAACTTGTTTAATAATCTCATCAGCGGCATAGCTAGCACGATTTTGCTCAACACTCAGAGCATGTAGTCTATCTGCTACACTACGAATATCGTCCGATAAATTACCGTGCCCTATTTCTGCTTCTACTAAACGAGCAATGTCATGCAGAGCAATAACTGCATCTACTAACTGTATGTTTCTCATTCTGTAACCTCCAAATCGTTTGCGTATGATGTAAATCCGTTTTCTTTAATAACTTTTAGCACATTGTTAACACGACCAATTAGTTCGTCTTTGTGCGATATCAAGAAAATGTTCTTTTTACGTTCACGTGCCATCTTCTT